CTGGAGAAGTCCTCGGACTAAAAGTTCCGCCATAATCAAAGCTAGGCTGCACAGTCAAATCCGTAGAGGTATCAGCGTTAACCTCAAGGTTTAAGTCTCTAAACCTCTTCTTTGTCTGAGGGGAACCGTAGTTATGATATGCTGTTCTGATAAAAGATGGTACTGATTGGCCATCAAAACTGGTTCCTGAGTCAATCTTCCTAACATACCCGTCATCAAAACCGCCATAAATAACTTCAAATCCATTTGAATCTTCAGCAGAACAAACAGAAGATATCTGATGCTTAAGAGTAAATGGCATGATGCCTTGGTTCTGCCTGTTGATATAGGTCATTGCTATACCAGTCTTATCATCAAAGAATAGTCTATACTGATTCTTTGCCCTAACCTTTACAGATAATATTGCATTGTCTTTCTTTTTCTGGATATATGGATCAATTGAATCTGACGCAACGGCAGCTTGGAAATCACCAAAAGCCTGTACAGTAAAGATTGAGGTAATACCTCTGTCATCCAAGAAGAATGTTTGGTCCATCTTCTGCAATGTGTATGGTACAGCGCCAGTTCCTTGGTGAAATCTCTTAAGCGCCCAATCAGCAGATGAAGAGCCATACAGCATAAAAGTTTCATTTCTAGTAAAGATGGACATTACATCATTTACTTCTGTGGAAAAACCTGATACCACATCACCAACTGAAAGTTCAGCAGCTCCAGTAATTACGCTCCATTTATTCGGAGCGCCAATACTTGAATGCTGTATTGATCCATTTGGAAAAGAATAAAACAAATGTTTTGTGTGAGCTATAACA